TTACCGGACCTGGGCCTGGCGACGTCATGGATCGACCGCCGGTACGATTCTGGCTCATCCGGCTGCTGGCGACACCGCCGCGACCCCGCGGCGACGAGCTTCCCTGGCCGCCCTTGTTCGAGCCCTGGCGCTTCCTCCAGTCGATGCCGGTGTACTTCATTGAGCCGGCGGCAATGGTTTGTATTCTCTTCTTGATCCCTGACATCTCCGGCCCTCCTATGCCGCTTGATGTTTCGCTCGAATGTCGTAGAGCTGGCGCAGTCGAGCCTGCATTGCTTCATCCTTGATGTAGGCCTGGCGATCCTCGCGCATGAACTTCTCGATCTCCTCGATCTCCGCGTCCACGGTTTGCTGCGGATTCACGTTGCCCTGACCTGGCAGAGACATCGGGTGCATGATCTGGCGAGCCACCTCGGCCAGGCCAGTCAGCACCTCTGGATTGTTCATGATCGCGCGACCGTCCTGGCCCCTGGCGTTGAGCAGGATGTTCTTGCCCTCCTCGCCAAAGGTTTTCTCGATCATGGCGCCGACGACATTGATGTTCTGGCGGTAGTCGCCGCCCCATTCCTGGCGCAGCATATCCTCGGTTTCCTGGTGCTGCACATGATCCATCTCGGCCAGGGCGTCCTGCTGCTGCTCGGCAAAGCTGTTGTACCACTCGATCGCCTTGTGAGCGATCTCCGGCGGCGCATTGACCTCATGCAGGGCCTCGGCAAAGGAGCCGAAGATCTCCTTGTCGTCATCACCAAGGACCAGGCCGTCAGGAAGGTTCTCGGTGTACCCGGTCGGCTCCAGGGGGATGCCGTGCTGCTGGCGGTAGGCCTGGATCTGGTCCGGAGTCGCGTCCTGCGGCAGCTCGTCCTGGAGCTGGCCAGAGCTGATTTTCTGCTGTGCCTCGCGGAATGAATTGGCGAATGACCCCAGGGAGTCAAACCGCTCGAGCTGGCTCTTGAACTTGTCGTCGTCGCCGGCCGCGGCCGAGCGCCAGTCGAAGTTCTGAGCCTCCGAAAGGCTGTTAAACAGTTCGTCAGGTGACGAATAGCCCGACAGGGCATCCATCCTGGTCTGGTCCTCGCCGGCCAGGGTTTCCTTCCAGGAATCGTCAGTGGTCAGTGCGTTGTCAACATTGTCATTCATCAGGTGTCTCCGGGGTTCTGGTTGCTATTTTATCCGGGTCCGTCCGGGTTGGTGCGGAATTTAGCATGTAGATTATCGTCGTGCCTGCATGGCGCCGTCCTTCGGCAAAGGCAGTGAGGTAAGGATCCCCTGGCCGGAACGAGGTGTCATGCGTTCCAAAGGCCAGGATCAACCATTCGAGGGCGCGGGTCTGCTGCGTGGGGGATGCGTCACCGCGATGTAGTGCCCGTATGGCCTGGATGTCGGCTTCGGTGTAGTCAGGCCTTGCCAGGGGATCCTTGTGGGGCCTGAAGTCCTCGCGTTTCGGTACGAGTGCCATCAGATTAGCTCAGCTCCTCCACCAGGCGTTTCTGCCATTGTTTTCTGCGCCTGGGCGATATCCCTGGCGCCCTTGCCGGCCTGCTGGCTCATGGCCGCCGCGGCCATCATGTCCTCCTGCTGCTGCTTTTCTGCAACCAGGCGCTGGAGTTCACGCGGCGAGCGGATATGCTTCTCGGCCAGGCCGACACCTTCCAGGGCCGAACGCAGCGCGGTGCTGACGTCCATGGCCATGACGGCGTTCGGATCCAGGGTCATTGCCCGCTCGATCAGATCGGCAGACTCGAGGAACTCGCTGGCGTTCTTGCGCTCGATCGCGTCGTGCAGCGGCGAGACAAACTTGAAGTGAACATCGCGGCCCTGTAGCTCGGCCGGGATGTCCCGAATGGCTCCGAAGTGACCAGCGCGTAGGAGAGCGTCGAACGTATCTTCACAAAGTTGACCGTTGTACTCATGTTCCATCGGCTCAAATAATGGCAATGCAGCTCTGACGTATTCCTCAACGCGCTGGCCAACCTCGAAGGCTGTCATGTCACCCTGCGGCGGCGGCAAGGTGAGCTTGTTGATGTAGAAGGCCTCAGCCAGGGCCATCTGCTGGCGATCATGGGCTTCATAGCCCATCGGCAGACCGCGGCGATCCTGGGTGATTGGACGCAGGACGTCGCCCTTCCGCTCGTCGTATTCGACATCGGCCCAGGTGATGCCGCCCGCGTAAAGCTGGATGTCAGAGCGAATGGCATCCTGGGTGGCAATCATCGGGGGTCGAACCGAAACTTCACCAGCTTCCAGTAGGGTGAGGGTCATGGACTGGATCAGGCGAGCATCCGGAAGTCCGGCAACAGTGGCAGGCGAATAAGCATACTGACTGCCGGAAACGGTCTGCCAACGGGGCAAGGTGATGCCATGAGAGGGAACGCCCTGCTCATGGATGATGTGATTGTTGGTAACGTCCAGGTAAACGATGACCCAGGCGGTCATGTTGCCCATCTGCTGGAGCGGGCTGCCTGGCGTCTGCGCAAACTCACCGTTCCTGCCGGCGTAAATGTCGGAGCTGATGACCAGGCGCATACAATCCACTTCGGTCAAATCGCCCGACTTGTTGGTGCGGCAGAGCTGGAGCATCGACGCATGAAGCCGCTCCTCACCGAATTGCTGCTTGAGCTGGCGAATGGTCGGCTTCCACTTGATGAAGATTTCGCCAATGGCGCCATCGGACCCCTCGGCCCAGGCAACATCGCGCAGGTGCCAGCAGCGATATAGCAGGTGCGGCTTCTCGGCCGCCCAGTTGATCTCGCGCGTAATGCAGCACTGGCCGAAGGCGGTGAAGTCGGCATCGCCTTCCGTGGTGGCGCGAACGAAATGCGCCTTCCTGTCATACATCGCCGTGCGCATCCGGGCTGTGGCCCACTCGAGCCAGGCCTTGGCGCCCTTGGATAGCGACTCGTGCTCGTCCACGGCAATGATGAACCACTCCTTCTTGCGCGGCCGGAGCATGGATGCGATCGAATTGGAGAGTTCCCGGTGAACCAGGAGAGGGTAAGAGCTGTAGAGGTGCTCCGCGAATTCCTCGCCTACATAGCGAGTGAGCGTGAAATCGGCGCGTTGCGGATAGAAGTTTTCAGCGATTTCTTGCCAGAGCGTGGTGATGGCCTTTCGCTGATTGAACAGTTTGGAGCCGCGCTCAATCAGATCTTTGGCTTTCATCCCAGGGAATCCTCTTGCTCAGTCAGAACGGTGCTGACGCGCGATCCTTTCTGGCCGGCGGCTTTGCGCCTGGCGCGGCGCTTCAGCTCCTGCTCGTCCGGCATTTCCGCGCCCTCATAGATCTTGTCGAGCGCCTGCTGGCGCTTCATCTCGCGCTGCTGGCGAATCTCGCGATTGGTCTTGTAGCCCTTGCCGATGATGCTATTGCCAAGCCGCTTGACGGTGTTCTTCAGTCCAGACATCTCAGTGCCTCCTCCGTGGCCCCATATTGATAACGGGGCGCCTCTTGCGCTCCGCGAGTGTACCAACCATTTGCTCAGGACGGTATCTCCAATCCGTCGCATGAGTAATTGCTTTCGGCCCATCCGACCAGGCCATGACCACGGCATCGCCGCGATCGGGAGAGCGCCCCAGGGCCTTCACCAGTTCTTTCTTTGGGGTGATCTTGATGCCCTGGGGCGTGAGTTCCCAGTGCGGCGCGGTCAGGTCCGATACCAGCATCGGATCATCCGGCAACATGATCGGGCTGCCGCCTTCGCGGTTCGGATCCAGGGCCTCGCGGAATCGCCAGTAAACCTCGGATCGTTTGTTGAAGAACTTGAGCTTCTTCTCCTCGGTCGAGCGCACCGACTTGTCCATGCCGATATGCGACTTCACCTGGACGCCGTTTTCCTGGAGATGCGCGAACGCCTGGGCGCCGTTCGTCTCGCCGCAATCCAGAATGACCATTGAATCGTGTTTCCGGTACTTCACCACCAGGGAGGCAACGTCGCGGCCGTGCGGCGTCTCCTCGCCCTTGCAGGTAATCATCGGCGCGAACCAGCCGTCATAGCGCAGCGCCAGGACCGTTTCATCGCGCATCCTGGCAGCATCGACGCCGATCGCGCACTGCGGAATGCCTTGCGGCGGGCTTGGCTCCCATCGTTCCTGGGCCTTCCTGATCCAGTCCGTGGGAATGACCTGCTGCGGATCGTCCTGGCGGGCGGCCATGAAATTGCCATCGCGCAGCGCCGAGCGCAGCGGCTCCTGGAGTCCGTCCAGGACGGCCGCGTAATTGGTATCGCGCAGGAACGGGTTGTCCACCATGCGACCAGGAATGAACGTCCTCGACATGGGAGTGCGCAGCCGGCCACCGATTTCGACCGGCTCAGGACCGTCTACCCAGAAATCATGGCCTTCCTCATCAGAAACGACCCATCGCAGTTCACCCGGCATCGCCGGGTTCGGATGCCGCTCGTCAAGCCAGGGAGCGAACATCGGGATGATCCAGTCGCCCACGCTCGAGATCGGCGGGTTGCTGGCCAGCACCGTGCGACACCGTTGCTTCGGATCCGCGGAGCGCACCCAACCCATGAGATAGCGCACCTGGCGCTCCGGCAACTGCACCACCTCATCTATCGCCAGGAGATCGTGCGCCTGGCCCTGCCAGTGCTCCTCATCGCCGGGCTGCGCCAGGCCACCAAACTCGATCGTCTTGCCGTTGACCGTTCTGAGCCTGGGCGGGATCGAACCCTTGAAGCCCTTGTCGGTGCCGTTGATCTCTTTCGCGCGATCGGTAAGCGCAGTCAGGTCAACGTAGTGCTTGCGAATAATCAGGCTGCGCTGGTGATACTCGAACGCCAGCCCCAGAATCAGATCCGACTTGCCGGCACCGCCGGCGCCACCGTACAGCAGCACATCGGCCTCGCAGTTAATCGCGTCAAGTTGCGGGCCTGGACTGGGGATCCACAGGTGCCCAAGACTCTGGTCAGAAATGAACTTGTCCACCTCGGCCATCTGCTCCTCGGGCAGATCAGCCATGCGGCGCAACAGATCCTCTACCAAAGCCTCACTCATAAATCGCGTAGCTCCACCAGAAAAACATCCCCTCCACCGGCACCGCCTTCTTCTCGGTCACCACCATCTCGAGAATGTCTGCCGGCACCGACAACAAATGCGTCACCGGATAATCAAAATCCACCGGCAACGGGATCATGAACCTGGGATTCTCCACCGACACCACCAGCGTCGGACCTGGTGGATCAGCATTCAACGTAATCAGGCCAACACCCACCGGCTCGGCCTTCGCGTTCAGCTCCTCCAGGAATTGCTCAAACCCTACCAACCACGACACCTCACAAAAAAGCCGGCTACCTCAAGATGACAGTCACGAGGTAGCCGGCAAAGGAACGAACCAGACACGCACTCGGGCCAGGCTCAAAACAAAGAATAGCACGTTCATGGCCT